TAGAGTTCTCTTTTTCATTGTTTAATATCTTCATGAGTTTGAAAAGAACACCAGATTCATAATCCATAACATATTTTAAGACTTCTCTATCAAATTGATCAAGCCTCAGTGCATCCATCTTTAAACGCTTGCATTGATTTAGCTCGGGAAGTGTCCATAGGAACTCCAACACATCATCTTTTCTGTTGTACATATAAACATCTTGATCGAGAAATGGAGTTGGACATGTTGATCTAGCCCTTCCTAATATGCGAGGAAGAACTTCTACAAATAATCGTTCTCTTTTGGGAACTATTTCTATAAAGAAATTAGCCCTAAACTCTTTCTTTCCTTCTTCTTGAAGCTCTTCAAGCTTGGCATTATAGCGATCGAATTCACTTTCTTGCAATTCTCCCAGTTCCATTTCGTATTGCTGAGTTGAGCGCAGATCAGTTATAATTTTGCCTACATTCTCTCTAGTCATCACAATATTCCTTACATATCCAATAAGCTAATGGTTCTACGGGAATAGCAGGAAGAACCCATGGATAGTCAGATTTTTTGTTGCTATCAACAAATCCCTGCATAATAAACTCATTCTCATCCATTACTTTTTTACCACAATTATAACATGCATCCTTTGGTGGATTTGATAATTCAAAATCTTTTTCAGGTTTGAAATATTCTCTTTTAGATTTAGATGTTTCGAGAAGCGTCATTTCTTTATACCCTGGAGATCCATCACTCATTTTTGTAGCATGATCAATACAAAGGCCTTCTATAAATTCATATTTATGCACAGGGAATTCATCATAGAAGGCATAGACACAAATAACTTTTTGAGAACATTTTGTACATTTTTTGTTTTTGAATGCTATAAGAGCTACTTCTTTAGCACGATGTTTTTGTTTTTTTAAACGTTCAGCGTATTGTTCATTAGTTTCATTCCTCATACAACTCCTTAATGTATTTTGCTCGTAGCATAACAAAACCCCTCACATAATCAATATGCAAGGGGCCTTGTAGTTGTATTTTCGGAGTCGTATAAACTATTTCTTCTTCTTAGGAATCTTAGCGCCGGATTTACGAGCTTCTGAAAGAGCAATAGCAACTGCTTGCTTAGGATTAGAAACTTCAGGCCCTTTTTTGGAGCCACTGTGAAGTTTGCCTTCTTTGAACTCATGCATTACTTTTTCAACTTTGCCTTTTCCTTTGGCTGCTTTCTTTTTAGGATGATGCTTCTTAGCTTCTTCCTTTTCTTCTTTCTTATGATGCTCTTTCTTCTCGTGCTTCTTTTCTTTCTTCTCGTGAGACTTAGATTCTTTTTTCTCGTGTTTTTTATGTTTTAGTTCTTTCATAAGTTCACGATCTTCATGAGCTTCTTTTTTGTAACCTTTAATATCACCTTTAAGATGCTTTTCTACTTTTTTGACCATTGGTTTTTTTTTAGCTTTAGCCATTGTAATATTCCTTTAAGGCTGTACAGGGGCACTGGGATCTGCGGATATAACTACATCTCCAATAGCAGATAATATTTCCACAGCTCCAGCAACTGGATTAGTTGCCCCAACTGCAAGTGATGCCGATAACGTAATTAAATGTTCAGTTAATTTGATAAATGATTCAACGTTAGCTGCGGTAACATGTTGAGCGAATGTATTAAGTAGATTTCTGAATTCAAACATATTATTCCTTTTTTTTTAAAGGGGGCAACGAGAAGCGACTCAAGGTACCCCCTCCAATACATGAAGCCTTAACGAACTCTATAAGTTTCTTCGAACGATAAACGTCTATCAATCTTTCGATCTTTAATCGTTTTATGTTCTTTCAAGTTATCAGGTTTACCTAATATCTTATAAGCAATCTTGGTTGCCTTACCTAAAAGGCGTAACATAGCTGGCATTATCTAAACTTTCTGTAAAGTTCATACCGTTTCATTACCAAACCATTATCATCAGGAAGTTCCGTTTCACCACGTACTGTATCGTCCATATACTGTGATGAATAGTAACCTGCCTGAGGATATTCATGATGTTGGGCTTGGCGTGGTAAATTTGCCATAGCTGAATGTTGTTCACGAATCATGCCACCATCTGCAACCTCTTGTCTTCTGCGTGGATCTACACCTGCATAGAACTCATTACTCATGTCTTCGGTTCTATCAAATGCACGTTGATCTCTGCGTTGTTCAAGTTGATACATAGCAGAATACTCAGCTCGTACTTCATCACGTCTTTTAGCACGTTCTTGAGACTTAGCTTCGTATTGATCCTGTGGCATATAATCATAAGTCATATCTCGTTTAGGTTCATTGAAGTCTTCACCTCGATTACCCTTAGCTGGAACATATTTTCTTTTATCTTTAGCCATAGCTTATCCTTAAAGGTTATACCTTCTCTGGGAAGAAATGTGCGCGTCTTTGTGAATCATCATAGTCCATCTGATCGTCAATGCCTTCAATTGTATCATTAAGACCTTCAGGCAAATATGGTCCAGTTCTTGGATAAGGCTTGATCATAACTTCTTGTGGAAGATTAGCAATAGCGCGCATATCTTCTCTGATCATGCCACCATCTTGCATTCTTTCAGTGCGTCTAGCTCCATCATAATCATCATAGCTTTCTGGAGACTCTGCTCTGAAACCAACAGCTGCTTTTCTGCCTGCTTTGTTGTGTTTGTGTTCGTCATTGAACTTATCAGCATGTTCAGTTACGCGGCCTTCGCCGTAATATCTTTTTGCCATCGTGGCTCTCCTTATGAACTGCGATCCACTTTCGTGTCGCAAGGTTTAATTAATCCCTCTACAATAGAGTTATTTTCTTCTTGTTCTAACAGATCAAGGACATCGTATTCAAGGTAAGGATCTTGAAAGTCCTGATTATAAACGTCTCTTCTCTCTGCTTGAATAATAGTAGGTAAATCTTCAATATGTCTTACTTCTTTTTTTACTATATCTCTTACCAAAAAGGCAAGAAATACTGCAAATATAATTAATGGTACTGTCATTTACATTCCTTGTTGTGGTTGTAATGCTGGTTGCTGACTCATTTGAGAAGCCATTGCACCTTCGACATCCTTTGTTTTCTTTTCAGCTTGACCGCCCGCAGTTTCATCGGGATTTGTTCTCAACATTTGAGCCAATGCCACCAATTTCTCTAAGTGAGTAATATCCATCTCTTCAAGTTCTTTAAGAGCTTTAACCTTATCAAGTAATCCAGCATCTTCATCACGTACTGCTTGCGCTCTGCGCTCAACAGCCAATGCTTCATTCTCTTCAACTCGTGAGATCCTTTCAAGTCCAAGACCTTGATCAGCAGCAGCTCGTGCACGTGCCAATTCTGATTGTGCTTGTTGGAGATCCATTTGTGACTGCATTTGCTGTTGTTGTTGTTGTTGTTGTGCTTGTTGTGCTTTTTCAATCGCTTCAATAAGCTCTTTCTTGTTCTGCATGGTTGAAGCATTAAGCAGTACATCATCAGGAACAGGAACACCAGCTTCCTTCAAGTGAAGTAACTGAGCAAATTGCATTTGCTTTTGGGTAGTTGTATTCAAGCCTTCTTCAACCGCAGCATCATATTTACCGAATGCTTTATTATAAAACTGGTCTGTTGGTTCATCACCGCCAAGGATCTTCTTGATCTTACCCGGAGTAAAGTTTGCTTGTACCAGATCAATCATAATCTTGCCAAGTAACTTTTGTGTACGATCCAAGTTATCAAACAAGATCTGAAGCGTAGTAAGTCCAGCACCTTGTCTCAACATAGAAAGAATACCAGCTTTGTCGTCTTGGGCGCTGCCCAAAAGTTCTTCATTTACGCCCGATATCTGTGAGATCTCTTCACCAAGTATCTTAGATAGTTCTATCATTGATGCAGGGATTCCCGGAGCTTCAATCTTTACTACATCGCCCATATTAGCATCATCTTTAAGAGCTACGCCACGGCCTTGACCGCTCAGGAATATATCAGAGGGATTGATAAGCGAGTTCTCTTTGTAGATGTATCCTGAGTTGACTTGTGACTCTAAGATATCTAACTCAATTACTTTGCGTCTATTGTAAAGGTACTGTGAATCACGCAATCCACGCACAACGCCCTGAATTCTTAATGGAAAATAGGCCATTTGAGGATAGTAATAAGCGAATGTAGGAATGAAGGGATAACTATCTATTCCCATTGGTTGTGGCCCATCGTACATAACTTTGCCCTGCACAACAATTGCGAGCTTAACCGTAGGAATCTCTGATTCAATAACGGTAACTTGTGGATAGACTCTCAAGAACTCTTTGAGCTTGTCTTCATCTTGAGATTTCCACTCTTGTGTCTCACCAGTCTGTGAATCAACCAACATCTTTTGTTTACGATAATCGCGATAGTAATATTCATCATAGGTTAATAGATTCTTCATGCCATAATTATAAGATTCAGGCATAAACTGAAACTTTCCATCTCTATTGTCATTGCCTTGTAGGCCAATAATAGTTTCCTCAAAGTCAGGCAATAAGGATATGCACTCACGCTTGGTTAAGAACGATCGCTTCCATATTGAATTACAGTCAGATAGATCTTGTTTCCTGAAAAAGGGATCAATAAGAAAGCTATTGTATGAACAGTTGTCGACTTTGATATTACCGTTTATTGGATCTGATCTATAATCCATCCATACTTGAAGCAAATTCATGCCGGTAACAAGTGAACCCCTGAAAGAATCAGATATGGTTTCCAACACTCCTTCTTGAGTATTTATCCACATCAATACTTCTGTCATTTGATCTGCGGTCTGGTCATCGTGGTTTTCGACACCCACAACAACAGTAGACTTACGATTGTTACGTTGATGGCCATCGATCATGTTCACAACGCGTGCAATACGATTAAAATTGAACTGACGTCGATTATTTGCTGGAAGATTACCATACATATCATTCCATAAAGCTTGATCTCCAGCCATGAATCTGGTGTCAGTATCAGCCTCTGTCCAAAATGATTGGTTTATAGAAATAGATTCAGCATAAAATGCTTCCATACGCGACAAGATTCCTCTATCACGTTCATCATAGTAGGACGGTCCTAACTGAGGGAACAGCATTGATTCATCTCCTTTTTTAGATGTTGTAAGTGCTGCAGGAGGCGCGGAGCAAAAACACTAAAAATGTTATTACATTCCTGCAGCCTTTTATGAGTCTAGTATTACTCTCAATACATATCAAATAGAATATTAAGAGGTCAACCATCGTAGTAGTTTGTATCGTACGTAGCATATTCATCTACAAAATCATTAGCCCATAATAAAAGAGTTTCT